ACATTTGGTCGTCAATTTACCACCAACGTTACCAAAGAGAAACTCAAGATGAACTGGCACCAAAAGGGCAAACCCAGTGATTCGGATCAATTGGCTGCTTGGTTGGTCACACAAGGTGTGCCGCAAGAAGTGGTAACTTCAGTTTACAGTAAAATGGGTATACCTTACACAGCACCTGTTGCACCCGTGGCTGATCCACAAACAGCCACTAGCACCACAGCAAAAGCTTCTGAATTTGAACTTCCTATTGATACAGGATTTTTAAATCCTGACACTGGCAAGTCTTACTTACCAAGCGAACTTGCTGCAAAACGTCAAAAAAGAATTGCTGATGCACTCGCCAAGGCACAACAATCTGCTGCTGATGATACTGCTGATGAACCTGCTGATGATACTGCTGCTGTTTCAAATCCATTTGGACAAATGACAAACCAGTTGCAAAATTATGGAACAAGCAGTACCAGCACCGGCGGTCGAGTAACAAAAACAGCAACAGGGCTCAAAAATACTGCTAGTCCAAATAATCCCAATGCTGTTGGTGCTGCTGCACCTACATCAACTACAGCAGCAACAACAGCAGCGGCCACAACCACAGCAGCTGGCAAGTTCCCGGGCGAGGATCCACAAGGTGCTGGTTATGTTGGTCGTAGAGAAGTTGCTCGTCGTCAAGCTGCACGTGATGCAGCGGCTGCCAAGAAACCAGCTACGCCTAATTTTGCAGGGCCTACTGGATATTCCAGTGTGAACTATGCACCCAATATCAAAACTGGTATTAGTTTGCCTAAACCAACTGTTCCTAGTTTAACATCAACACCTGCAAAAGTTAAACCACTGGCAGCTACCACAAGCGGTGCAAATAAATTAAACAAGAATGAACTTGATTATATCAATCGTATCAATGCCAAGCTACCTGCAGACAAGGCAGTGGCCGAAACAGTCAAGCAAGTCAAACACATGCTGGAGTCTGTTACCACTCGCGACGATGTAGAAAAGATCAAAAAATACATTGACCGTCAATTTACCAAACATGGGTTGATCAACGAAGTAGCATTTGCACAACGAAATCACCTGATTGAACGTGTGGTGTATATTGGTGCTCAACGCCGCAGAGAACATGCTCGAATGAGCTAATCAAACACCCTTAGGACCGGTACTTGTTACCGTAAGTGTGGGGTGGCTTCTACCCTGGGGAAACAATTCGCTACTGCGTACCCTAAAACGAGCAACAACACATTGACTTCTCCTGGAGTAACAGTTATACTAACTGACTACTTTAGGAGATTTCTATGACACAACAAAAAACATTCAACGGCGATCAAAAGATCAAACTGATTCAAATCATCAACGAGGGCATGCAGGTCACTCAAGAAATTGAAACACTCACTGGTGGACTCAACGACACCATCAAGGCCATTGCGGAAGAACTTGAGATCAAGCCAGGTGTGTTGAAAAAAGCCATCAAGCTGGCACACAAAGCCGAATTTGGCAAGGCTAAACAGGATCACGAATTGCTGGAAACAATTCTTGAGACTGTGGGCAAAACATTATAAGTATTGCGGCAATACCGAGTCGCTCACGTCACGAGCATGTATCACGGCTTACCGGCCACAAACGGAGTTAAATGAGTTATATTGACGCACTTTATGATCGTGAACACGATCGAATTCACGTGGTAGAACGCCGCAACGGCAATCGAGTCTACCGAGAATATCCTGCCAACTACATCTTTTACTATGATGATGCCAGGGGCAAATTCCGCAGCATCTATGACACACCTGTGTCAAGATTCAGCACACGCAACAACAAAGAATTTCGCAAAGAAGTTCGCATGCACTCGGGCAAGCAACTGTACGAGTCAGATATCAATCCCATCTTTAGATGCCTGGAAGAAAACTACAAGGATCAAGACGCTCCTGAACTGTACACAGCGTTCTTTGACATTGAAGTGGACTTTGACAAGGAACGTGGCTTTAGTCCAGTTGAAGATCCGTTCAACCCAATCACTGCCATATCAGTTTATTTGAATTGGCTGGATCAGTTGGTCACACTGGCAGTTCCGCCCAAACACTTGAGTATGGCCACTGCTCAGGAAATGGTAGCTGAGTTTGACAACACATTCTTGTTTGAGCGAGAAGAGGACATGATCAAAATGTTCCTGGACTTGATTCAAGAAGCTGATGTACTGAGTGGCTGGAATTCAGAAGGCTATGACATTCCTTACACCATAAATCGTTGCACCAGGATTCTCAGCAAGGACGACACTCGCAAGTTTTGTTTGTGGGGACAACATCCCAAGAAGCGTATGTTTGAACGCTTTGGTGCAGAACAAGAAACATTTGACTTGGTAGGCCGTGTACACATGGACTATATGCAACTGTATCGCAAGTACACCTACGAGGAACGACACAGCTACAGCCTGGATGCCATTGCAGAATACGAACTAGGCGAGCGCAAGACACAGTTTGAAGGTACTCTGGATCAGCTGTACAATCAACACTTTAAAACATTTATAGAATACAACAGACAAGATACTGCACTGCTGGACAAGCTGGACAAGAAATTGCGTTTCTTGGAATTGGCCAGCGAACTGGCACATGCCAACACTGTGTTGTTGCAGACCACAATGGGTGCTGTGGCAGTGACTGAGCAGGCCATTATCAACGAAGCACATGAACGTGGCATGGTTGTTCCCAACCGCAAGCACAGAGACGACAGCATTGACAACCAAGCTGCTGGCGCATATGTTGCATACCCTCGAAAGGGCATGCACGAATGGGTGGGGTCAGTTGACATCAACAGCTTGTATCCCTCAGCGATTCGTGCCATGAACATGGGTCCAGAAACTGTTGTTGGACAGTTACGCCAGACCATGACTGACCATTATATCAAAGACAAGATGGCCAAGAATGGCGGCAAGTTTGCAGATGCCTGGGAGAACTTGTTTGGCAGTCTTGAGTATACCAGTGTAATGAACACTGAAGTAGGCACACAGATCACTATTGACTGGCAGGATGGTTCTGAAAGCACACACTCAGCAGCAGAAATCTGGAAGATTGTGTTTGACAGTCACCAGCCCTGGATTCTCAGCGCCAATGGCACTATTCTTACATATGAAAAGAAGGGTATTATCCCAGGTCTACTTGAGCGTTGGTATAGTGAACGCAAGGACATGCAGGCCAAGAAAAAAGCAGCAACTGATCCCAAAGACATTGCGTTCTGGGACAAGAGACAACTGGTCAAGAAGATCAACTTGAACAGCTTGTATGGTGCTATTTTGAATCCTGGCTGTAGATTCTTTGACAAGCGTATTGGACAATCAACTACGTTGACGGGTCGTGCAATTGCCAAGCACATGGATGCATACATCAACGAGTGTATCACTGGCAAATATGATCATGTGGGCGAGGCTGTTATCTACGGCGACACTGACTCGTGTTATTTTAGTGCATGGTCTGTGCTCAAGACCGAAGTAGAACAAGGTCGTATGGAATGGAGCAAGGAAACTTGTATTGCTTTGTATGACTCAATTGCAGACCAAGTGAACGAATCCTTTCCAGGCTTTATGGAACGTGCATTTCATTGTCCACGAGACATGGGCGAACTGATCAAGTGTGGTCGTGAGATGGTTGCAGATCGCAGTTTGTTTATTACCAAGAAACGATACGCTGTAAACATCATTGATCTCGAAGGCAAACGGCTGGATGTGAACGGCAAGATTGGCAAAACCAAAGCCACTGGACTGGATCTAAAACGCAGTGATACTCCCAAAGTTATTCAAGACTTTTTGTTGGAAATTCTAAATAAGATACTGAGTGGTGTGCAACGTGATGATGTGATTGAGCACATTCGCAAATTCAAATATGAATTTATGGAGCGACCTGGCTGGGAAAAAGGTTCACCCAAGCGTGTGAACAACTTGACCAAGTATGGTGCAGCTGAAAAAGAACAAGGCAAAGCCAACATGCCCGGTCATGTCAGAGCTGCTATGAACTGGAACAACATGCGACGAATGAACAGTGACAACTACAGCATGCAAATTGTAGATGGTATGAAGACCATTGTGTGCAAACTCAAGAACAATGCGCTGGGTTGGACGTCAATTGGCTATCCCACAGACGAGCAACGCCTGCCAGAATGGTTCAAAGAACTGCCATTTGATGACGGATTAATGGAAGCCACTGTGGTGGATCAGAAAATTGATAACTTGTTGGGTGTGCTGGAATGGGACCTGGCAGCAGCTACCAATACTGAAAATACATTTACTAGTTTATTTGCATTCGAATGATACTGAGCGAAGTTGTAAAGTATAAAAACTTGCTGGATAACATGAGCATGGATCCTGCGTGTGGCGCCGCGGTCAGGCACCTGGCAGGGATCATGCATGTCATCAGCGAACAATCAATTAGACTGGCCAACGTAAGCGAACATCTAGAACTAAACTTTAACAAAGTAAAAGATTCTATATCTGCATTCAACGACGACATTGTAGATTTAACTCGTAAGCTTCAAGCAATGATTGACACTTATGAACCAGCGCTGTATCAATTGAGTCAGCGTGTGTACGAAGAAGAAATGTGCTATGAACCCAATGACTACATTTTGAATCGAAGATTAACCATTGATCCAGAAAGCAACAATATCCTAAGAGCTAGACTCAAAGGGTACACTGACTGGAGACTGCCCGGAATGATCATTCGTCCTGGTAGAGAAAATTTTATTGAAGATCTAGTACCGTTAGATCCTTTGTACGTGGTGGATCACAACAATGAACTACTGGCACCTGCAATTGCAGCATTTACTCCCGAATACCAGCGACGCCTACGTCCTTACGAGGTGAATGACTATCGTGGCATGCCGGCCATGCATCAGCTGCCCGACAATCAGTTTGGCCTGGTATTTGCCTACAACTACTTCAACTACAAACCTATCAACATAGTGCAGTCGTATTTGCAGGAAGTGTTTGCCAAACTGCGGCCAGGCGGTGTATTTTTGTTTACCTACAACAACTGCAATCGCTGGCACGGAGTGGCGCTGGCCGAAAAAAGTTTTATGAGTTATGTGCCAGGACACAGACTGCGTATTATTGCAGAAAATATCGGTTATGAAATCACACACGATTACACCGGCGAAGGTGATATCAGTTGGATTGAACTTCGCAGACCTGGTCAAATTGTTTCACTACGAGGCGGCCAGAGTGTTGCCAAAATAATTGCAAACCCGCAATAAAACCTATATACTAACACACAAGGAGAATTTATGAGAGATTACTTATTGGACCTGGTCCAGCACACACATGATTTGGGTTGTATTGACCTGGTCAAAATTGTCGGTGACGACAAAACTACATCAATTTCAGGTCTTGCTGAAGACTTGAGCGTGGTGGTACAAGCAGAATTTAAAAATCCTGTTGCTGAGTTTATGGGCACATTTGGTATGCCAAACTTGACCAAACTCAAGACACTGCTGAATCTGCAAGAATATCGAGAAGAAGCCAAGCTCACAATTACCAAACGAGCCACTGGTGAACCTGATGGCATTGCATTTGAAAACAAAAACGGTGACTTCAAAAACAGCTATCGATTCATGGCCAGTGAAATTGTCAATGACAAGTTGAAAACTGCCAAGTTCAAAGGTGTCAACTGGCACATTGAGTTTGAGCCCAGTGTTGCCAGCATCATGCGGTTAAAAATGCAAATGAGTGCCAACGTTGAGGAGCCCAATTTTCAGGCCAAGGTTGAAAACGGTGATCTTAAGTTTTTCTTTGGCGATCATAGTACACATGCTGGAAACTTTGTGTTTCAAGCAGGAGTCACTGGCACACTTAAACGTGCATGGAGTTGGCCAGCCAACCAAGTAAGCAGCATCCTGGGGCTGACTGGTGACAAAATCATGCGCATCAGCGACGATGGTGCAGCACAGATCACTGTTGACTCTGGTGTTGCTGTTTACAACTATATTCTTCCTGCACAAAGCAAGTGATGACTGAGCATGTGCAAGACAATCTAACTGCCAAGCAAAATGACTATGCTGTGTTCTTGCCGGCTATCAGTGGTTTCTACGCCACGTTTGTGGGCAAGCAACGCAACGAGCACTATGTAGATCCGGCTCGTTTCCCAGCTGGACTTACCGACATGGAACAAATGAACTGGCTCAACAGTTCTAAAGCCTTGTTTCCATACAAATGGTCATTATACTCGGGCGGGCATGCTAACTTGGACTTGAACAAGCAGGATTGGTCAGAAGACATGGTGCGTAATCGGGAGCCTGGCACATTTATGCTAGGCGACTCAGGTGGCTTCCAGATTGCCAAGGGCTTGTGGGAAGGTGACTGGAAGGCCAATTCAGGTTGTGTCAAAGCACAAAAGAAACGAAGTTTAATCTTGAACTGGCTGGACAATGTAGCAGACTATGGAATGATCTTGGATATTCCAACCTGGGTAATCCATGACAAGAAAGCGTCAGCGGCTTGTCAAATCACCACACTACAAGAAGCAGTGGACGCTACCAAATTTAACAACGAATACTTCATGAAACATCGCAAGGGTGTTGCCAATGGTGGTGCCAAGTTCTTGAACGTGTTGCAAGGTGACAATCATACTTCAGCAGACCAGTGGTATGAAACCATGAAAGAATACTGCGATCCTGTCAAGTATCCAGACACTCACTTTGATGGCTGGAGTATGGGCGGCCAGAACATGTGCGATGTACACTTGGTGTTAAAACGCCTAGTAGCCTTGCGTTACGACAATTTACTTCAAGAGGGCAAGCATGATTGGATGCACTTCTTGGGAACCTCCAAACTGGAGTGGGCTGTTTTATTAACTGTAATCCAAAGGGCCGTAAGAAAATATGTCAATCCAAATTTCACAATCTCGTTTGACTGCGCCAGTCCGTTCCTTGCAACAGCAAACGGACAAGTCTACTTTGAAAACGTGTTTGAACACGATTCCAAATGGTCGTATCGCATGGCTCCTTCGGCCGACGACAAAAAATATTCCACAGACACACGCAAGTGGAGTGATGGAGTAGTAGCCGATGGAGTTTATCCACGTTGGGAAGATAGTCCATTGAGCCACCTGTTCAAGATGAAGGACATTTGCATCTACAAACCGGGTGACCTAAACAAAATTGGTAAAGAAGGTAAAACATCATGGGATTCATTCTCGTATGCCTTGCTCATGGGACATAATGTCTGGATGCATTTGACTGCTGTGCAAGAAGCCAACAGACGTTTTGATGCAGGATCTCGTCCTGCTATGATGCAACGTCAAGGTGGTGACTATGCCAAGTTTGAAGATATTGTGGAGGCAATCTTTGCAGCACCAGATCGGGCCGCTGCTGAGGCTATTATCGAAACCTACGACAGTTACTGGATGGAGATTGTGGGCACACGAGGTTTCAAAGGCAAAAAAGCCAAGAATGCTCGCACACAGTTCAACGTATTATTTGATTTAGAGCAAACCAATGTTGACGATAGTGAGGAAGATAGTGTACAATTGAATGAAGCAGCACTAGATCAACTTGAAAACGAGCAGGCAAAATGATTAGACAAGGACATGACGAATCAGTAAAGTTCTTTACAGGCACGGAAGTAGAACATACTCCGGCATTGGGAAAGAAAACTCTGTTCGTGGTAGGCGTGCAAACAGAGGATGATATTGCTGCTCACTTGCAGGGTTGCGAGCACATCTACTTTGGTGCCAATCAGAGTTTTCCCAACTATGACACCAATGCTCGTGGTTGGCTAGACTGGGAGAACATGATTGGACCATTCCTAGACCGAGATTATCTGTGTACCCTAGACATAGATGTTCAATGCATAGAAGGCTTGCTAGAAAGCGGATTCACTGAACATCACAACTTTATTCCCATGATATCGGTCAAGCTGCCTTACATACGTCAGCTGGGCTACAATGCCACACTCAAACTGGACGACAAAGACTTTGCTGCTACCAATCCCGGTGTTTGGTGTCACAGTGTACACAAATTACAAAGTCGCACAGCATTCACTGACTGGTCTAAATATACCAAGGACGAAACATTATGAACCAACAACAAAGATCAACTGTAGATAGAATCATGACCGTGGCAGAACGCAAGATCTGGGTCACATTTTGCAAAGAAGGAATTCATTGCTATCCTGCTGCTGCCACAGACCCCGCACTGGCCACAGGTGATGAGTACGATGTGAGTTTTTTAGGAACACCACATCGCCATATCTTTCACTTTAGAGTGTGGATTGATGTGGTACACAATGATCGAGACATTGAATTCATTCAATTCAAACGCTGGTTGGAAAATCTCTACAAGGATGGAATCCTACAACTAGACTATAAATCTTGCGAGATGATGGCAGACGATCTGTACATTCAAATTGCAACAAAGTATCCTGATCGTGTGGTCTGGATTGAGGTATCCGAAGATGGTGAAAACGGAGCCTTGATAAAATATCAAACTCACCGCCCTGTGCAATCTCTTGCAATTTAAGGAAAAACAAATGGCCAAGCCAATTATCAAACCCAATCAACGTCTTACAGAAATCTTTGAGGATCTCGAAGTATATCTGGAGTTCTGTCAGGACTTTGGATACCGCTACAATGAAGCGGATCTCTACAACTTCAAGAGCTATGCCTGGCAACAGTTCAGCAAGCATGCTCAAGGCAAGAATGCCAAGAACATGTGGTGGGAAGACGCTCGTCGACTTGCAGGATTTCGTCCAGCATGAGTGCCGCTCGAGAAAAAGATCAAGCAGACTTTGATCTCGAGCGATTTGTTGACATGTTCGACGAAGCCTTGACCAGTCAAGATCCGCGTGTGATGGATTCATTACGCAGTCTCATGATGATGGTGACGCTGACTCGTCCTGAGATCAAAACAGAACACAGTCGCAATCACGGACCTCTGAGAAGATTGTTCGAAGATATGAACCATCTAAATAGTCGACTGCATCGCATGGAAGAAAAAGTCAATGCCATGAGTCGATCTAGTGATTCGGCTGAAAAATATGCATACACACAATACCCCAACGAAAAGTATGTCATGACTGCTTCACAAGCTATGGCCACGCAAATAGATCAAGATGTATTGAACCGAGTACAAGGACTAAAATGAGAAAACTATACTACATGGGGCTTGAATCTTATGAAGCCCGCTACACACTGCAACTGACAGAATGGAATCGACGTGTGTTTGATCGTCGCGGCCTTGATGTGGTATATGTGCCTGGCGAAACCTTAGACAACAGCCAAAAGATCGTGGTTGGACAGGTGCTGGATGCACATGGTCGCAGCTACTTTGGCATGAGCCAGTTGATGAATCTGGTTCGTCTGATGCAACAAGGAGAAATCACCCATGAAGATGTTATCTACTTTGAAGACATGTTTCAGCCAGGCATTGAATCGCTGCCGTACATACTCAATCAAGTTCCTGAGAACCTGCGTCCTCGTATTTTTGTTCGCTGTCTTGCTCAGTCTATCGATCCCGATGACTTTGTTCATGTCTGGGGGATGGCTAAGTGGATGGGTCTCTATGAGAAAATGGTGTGTGAAATGGTTCGGGATAGCGGTGGAGCAGTTCTTGCAACTAATGAAGAAATGGTCATGCACATGAGAGTGGCTGGATGGGATGTGCCTATCTACAACATCTCAGGTCTTGCATTTGGCAAAGCAGAAGTGCTGGAACGCATTGGCGGTATCGAAAACGTCCGACCATTTCAAGATCGCCCACGTCGTGTGGGTTTTGCAGCCCGCTTTGATCAAGAGAAGCAGCCCGGCTTCTTCATGGATCTGATTGAGATGTATGGTGAACTTACTAACGAGCCTTGTGAGTTTGCTATCTACTCCGGCGGTGCATTGCGCAGCAACAATCCTGAATTTGTGACCCGTGCTAGACGAATGGAAGCAGCCGGTAAATTAAAAATCTACGACAACATCACAAAAAATGATTACTATTCTCACCTTAATGATACTCGTGTGCTGTTTAATTGCGCCCTGCAAGATTGGGTTTCCAACACAGTCAGTGAAGCAGATACTCTTGGCTGTAATGTTCTATACCCTGCTTATAGGTCTTTCCCTGAAACTTTTTCTAATGACCCTAACAGGCTCTATGTTCCTTGGAGCATAGATGATGCTTATCACAAGATGCAGAACTTGTTGCGTGAACCACATCACAACATGGGCTTGATCAGTAACTGGAACAACGGCACAGTTGATCGCGTAATCGATATCATTGAGGGCAAGGGCGAACAATGGAATCGTGCTGGCAATCGATATCGTGATCATGTGGCACAAGACAAATATCATGTGAGAAAGATTGAATCATGAGCACTGTTGTAGTCACTGGCGCCGCTGGCTACATTGGTGGTGAAATTGCTCTGTTGTTGAAAGATGCTGGACACACTGTGGTTGGCATTGATCGTAGACCCTTGCCAAGTCATCTTGAAGACGTCATGGATTTTGTGCAAGCAGACTTTGACAGCGACGAATCTTATCGCAAGTTAATTTCCGTGCGGCCCACAGCCATTGTACACTGTGCAGGCACCAGCTTAGTTGGCCCCAGCATTTTGAACCCTAGCGATTACTACAACAACAACGTGGTCAAGACTCTGAATCTTCTGAACATTGTTATGTCTGCAATGCCACAAACTAGATTTATCTTTAGTAGTAGTGCAGCAGTGTATGGCGAACCCGTCATGACTCCGTGCCACGAAGTTGATCCCAAAGAGCCTATCAGCCCCTATGGTGAAAGCAAACTGATGGTAGAACAGATCCTGGCTAGCTATCATCGTGCATATGGTCTGGACTATGTGGCATTTCGTTACTTCAATGCTTGCGGTGCAGACAGTCAAGGTCGTCATGGACAAGAGCCTGGCGCAACACACATTATTGCTCGAGTGCTAGAATGTTTGCGAGACGATGCTGAGTTTACACTAAACGGCACTAACTATCCCACGCCAGATGGCACTTGCATTCGCGACTATGTGCATGTGGAAGATATTGCTCGAGCTCATGTGTTTGCACTGGACCGTATTGTGCCTGCTGGTGTATACAATCTGGGTTCTGGTTCAGGCATCAGCAATCAAGAAATCATTGCTGCGGCAGAGCGTATTGCCGGCAAAGAACTAAAAATTGTGTCAGGTAAACAACGTGATGGCGATCCGCCATTGTTGACCGCCAGTGCAGGCAAGTTCGATTCAGTAGTAGATCAGTGGAAACAACATGATCTTAATGCTATGATCCGCCATGCCTGGGCCTGGTATGTTTGATAAGATTCTAAAGTTTGAACATGCGCTGGCAGAGTTCACTGGCGCACCTTATGTGATCATGACTGATTGCTGCACACATGCCATTGAACTTTGTCTACGCCATGATCGAGTACGAAGCTGTAGCTTTACTGCATTTACCTATCTGAGTGTGGCCATGACCATGCACAAGCTGGGCATCAAATACAGCTTGGAAAATGAAGACTGGACTGGTGAGTATCACATTCATGACACTCGAATCTGGGACAGCGCTCGACGACTGGAAAAGAACATGTATCGACCTGGTGCCATGCAGTGTCTGAGTTTTGGCCACGGCAAACCTCTGCACATTGGCCGAGGTGGTGCTATCTTGTTGGATGACCCAGCCGCATACAAGACCATGATCCGTCAACGCTATGATGGTCGCGATCTTGATATCACACCCTGGCAAACACAACACACATTTCAAGTTGGCTACCACTACAAGCCCACACCCGAAGAAGCTGTTCAGGGTCTCGAACTGTTAAAAGGTATCAAAGAAACCAATCCTGATCCTGTGCATGTTGTGTATCCAGATTTAAGAAACATTACCATAGTAGATTGACTTCACGGTCTAAATACTATACAATTAACAAAACGCAATCCACTGCGTCAACATCGGAGAAATATAATTGACAAAAGAATTTGTACCAGAAAAACTGCTGCACAGCACAGACGAATTTGTGCCAGATACACTACTACATCCTGTAGCCGAATCAAAAACACATAACAATATCATTGCAGGTGCAGAGCAACAAGGCGATGACGATAAAGATTACAAAGAAGCATACCTAGGTGATCATCTTCGCTTCAAGATGAAACGTGAAGGCAAGCGTTTCTGGGCAGGTGACAACATCAGTGATTACCTAAACGAAGGCGATGTGGAACGACTCATTGACGAAGCAACACCAGCATTTGAACAAGTGCTGGATCGACTGCTCATTGATCGTGACGACGATCCCAACTCCAAAGGCACAGCTCGTCGACTGGCCAAAATGTATTTCAACGAAGTAATGGCAGGTAGATATGAATCAGCACCAGATGCAACAGCTTTTCCAAACGACAGCGCCGACCGCTACGAAGGTATGCTTGTGGTACGTAGTGAGCTACGAAGTATGTGTTCTCATCATCACCAGCCTGTATCTGGGGTTGCCTACATCGGTATCATTGCCGCTAATAAACTTATTGGTCTCAGCAAGTATACCAGAATAGCTCAGTGGTGTGCTAGACGTGGCACACTTCAAGAAGAACTGTGTAATGACATTGCCCGAGAGATTAGCCGGGCCACTGATTCTGACAACGTGGCTGTGTACATACAGGCCACACATGGCTGCTGTGAGAATCGCGGCATCATGGCACATTCGAGTCTAACACAGACCACAGTGCTCAAAGGCGCATTCAAGGAAGACCAAGGTGTCAAGAAAGAATTCTTTGACAATATCAAACTACAACAGGACTTTGCACCACGATGACTGATTTAGAACAAGCAATGCAGGACAAAATTGCTCCCTGGAACTTGGAAGTCTCTGAGTTAACAGATTTTCATGTGGCTGTGTTTCAGGATCGATATCCGGTGACTCATGGTCACTTGTTGTTTGTGCCCAGATACAATACTGTGGGAGTGATCCGGGATTGTTTTGAATCTGCCATGGCCGAAGGCAACCGAATGGTCGCAGCCGGCGAATGTGATGCATTCAACGTGGGCATGAACTCAGGCGCCGCTGCTGGTCAAACTGTGATGTATCCGCATGTGCATTTGATCCCCAGACGCACAGGCGACTGTACAGATCCTGTGGGCGGTGTGCGTGGTGTTATTGCAGGCCAGGCCAACTACAAACAACCCGGCTATCAACAGCCGTCATAAGTAATGATCAAGCGGTCTTGGTGTCATTCCCGCTTTACAAACTCTGCCACCTATGCTATAATCACATAGGAGAAAAACATGGCAAACTCATCAGCCGGCGACTTGATTCGTCACTTGGAAGAAAACTTACAAAACACTAGACCAGTGAACTATAGGTACACCAGCACCAAAGAGTATCACGACTCTTTTCCCTGTGCTTATCGTCAATGGCGTGCCGACAGTCACTGTAATCTAATACACGGCTACAGCTTCAACATGAAGTTTTACTTTGGCACCAATGATCTGGATGCTCGCAACTGGGCTGCTGACTATGGCGGTCTCAAAGAACTCAAAGGTATATTAGAAAGTCAATTTGATCACACCTTGCTGGTGGCCGAAGACGATCCTGAACTGGACTTTTACAAAGAGATGGAACGGCGCAAGTTGGCCAAACTGACCATCCTACCCAAACTGGGCTGTGAAGGTCTAGCTGATCAGCTGTACAAGTATGTGAATGGTGTTTACATTCCTGACATGTGGGGGCAAGCTGAATCCAAACGCCTGTGGTGCTACCGTGTGGAAGTTCGCGAGACACAAAGCAACATGGCGTTTCGTGAAGGACATCGTGAGTGGAATGAAGATTTATTTGAATAAGAGGACATGATGGATTTCAAGTATGATATTGCAATGCTGCTGGCCACCAGGAGCAGAACAGAAAGCCTAGGTCGTAGTATTCGTAGCCTGGTTGAGCAAGCTGAAAATATTGAACGAGTGCAACTTATGTTTGCATTTGATCGAGATGATGAACTTGGTACTGAGTACTTTGCAACTGATCTGCAACCTTGGTTGGATGCAAGAAATATTGCATACACTGCAATGAAGTTTGATCGCATGGGCTATATTGGTCTGCACAAATACAACAACGCCATGGCAGCACAGACCAATGCCAAGTGGTTGTGTATTTGGAATGATGATGCTGTGATGGAAACAGCAGCTTGGGATTCAGTTATCATGAGCTACGATAATCAGTTCAAGCTACTGAGCTATCGTACTCACAATCTACATCCATACAGCATTTTTCCTATTGTGCCGCGAAAATGGTATGATCTACTAGGCTACATCAGTCCACATCCCACACAAGATGGCTGGGTAAGTCAACAGGCATACATGCTGGATATCTACGAGCGTATTGCTGTGGATGTGCTGCACGACAGATATGATCTAACAGGCAACAACAACGACGAAACATTCCAGAATCGTCCCATGCTTGAAGGCAAACCTGATGATCCTAGAGATTTTCACAGCAAACAAATGTTGGAATTGCGACACCGGGACTCGGCTAAACTGGCTACATACATGCGGTCCATTGGGATGAGCACAGTGTTCTTTGAAAATATTTTCAAAGGCACACAAGATCCCTGGGAAAAGCTGGCCAAAAACGACGTTAACAATCTTATGGTTCAGTTTGCCAATCCGCATAGTAAATAATCAATGACACACAAAATTGCCTGGGTACAACCCAATTTCCAACAAGGTCCCAAAGAACTCAATGCTCATTACTTGCCATATTCAGCAGGTGTGATATGGAGTTAGGCCATTACAGACCCCGAGATCAAACAAAACTTTGAACTCA